TAAGTACGCCCAAATAAAATCCATTGCTTTCAATGCGTTAACTAAAACCCATCAAAGATTAGTACCGTCATAGTCCACTAACACCGATTCACACGTTACCTTCGTACCGTTCCATTGGTCGCGATAGATTGATGTGTCGATGCCCACCCCAGGATGTAAGATTAGCCCCGTATCCTTTTCAAATTTGAGGTACTTGGTAGTTTGTATCGAGCGGTCATAGTACGTATGGCCTGAGTACTTAAACCCCGCACTACCCTGTGGAACAATCCACGCCCCATAGCTGGAATACTCCCTTGCCCTATCAATTATCTTGTACTCAAATTCACTACCCGTATAACGGCCTGTATACGTCCCTGATGTTTTAATCTTACCAAATGGGGGATTACCATAGGCGACACGGTAGAAACGGTCTGGTGTGTATTGTAGAGCGTCACCAGTGATCCATTCCGCTTGTGGTAGTACCCGCTTTCCAATCATTACGTACTCTGGATTTAGTTCTACACACGTAATATGTGAAGGTTTATTACGCATGAATTGGTAGTAACTGAGTCGCCCGATACCCGCACATAGTTCTATACAGTCATCACTACAGCCAGCATCTAGTATGAAGTCCCATGCAAGGAATTCAGGTGTAAAGAAAGCACCAGTAGCACCAATACCATCACCCCTATAGTTATTGAAGATAAACTCTTTATCATCTTCTGTTAGTGCTCTATCTGAATGTACCAACTCCATTACTTTTAAATGAAGTTGTGATTCCTTTTTAGTTACTCTTGCCATAAAATACCCTTGTACAGTTGTTGTACGGGTATTTAGGAAATAAAACATGATTAGCAATGAAGATTTCGTTAAGAAATATCCATATAGTGAGTTCACATATAATTTGATTAGTAGTCGTGCTAAGGGTTCAATGGGACAAACGGATATTGATGAATATGAAATAGTTAATAAAAATACAGGCAATAGTTTTAAAGCTACTCGCACAAATCACACTGATTTAAAAACCTTTAAAACCAAAATATATTGGGAATAATAAAAAAAAGCCCCATGTGGGGCTTTATCTAGATTTTAACATTCCTTTGATTTCGGAAACGTCACTTTTAATGTCTGAAAGTTCCCGTACTAAATCATACAATTCATCAATATCTGCTTCATTGCTTTCTGTTTTAGTCTCTAATACTGCTAATTTACTTTCAATATCACTTATACGCCTTTCAGCTTCTAAGATCTCTTGTTTTCGTCTATAGAGTAGACGACCCATAAATGTAAAAAAGGCCATTAATAGACCCCCTATCGCGATGTAGTCCATTACTTGTTTCCTTTAATATGAGTCATAAACGTCGGTGTTAATGTAATAACACGTTCGATTAATAACCCCTTCATTTTCATTTGCGTACATTCCATCTTCTACTTGAGTGGATGCCCGTTCTAAGTTTGTTCCATTAGCATTAAAACTACTTGAATAGTAGTATGAACTACCATCTTCATAAATTAATGCCCATTGGCTGGCGGCTGGCATCACGGCTACACCATGCCCCATGTTATAAAGTGTCTCCGTTAATGGGAGATACGCCGATTTTATTTGTAATGGTAACATTTGATCATTCCATGTAGGTTGACCATTTGCCCCATATATTTGAACACCCCAACCGCTAATCGCTGTTACCTGATTAGCAAAAACATATACAGTAAAGTTAGTTGCCGTTGGTGCGGCATAACCACCCGTACCAGCACTTAGAATATCGTACTGCCAATATCCACCAAGTTTTACCATTTGCCCATTAAATGTCTGATTGCCACTTGTCCATTTAGTGAAAATGACACACGTTAGATAATCGGGAACCCATGTATTAATATATGTATTGAGTTGTCCCGATGTAGGCAATGAGAAGTTAAAACGATTTACAAGGCATAATGGCGGGGCATCTGGTGTTACCCATTGCTTACCATTACTATCTGTTAGAATTGCTCCATATGCCATTACACACCCCTTATGGTTACGATGATTGGTCTTAGTGTGGTGGCGTTGGTGTAGTTCACTGTCCATCCTGAGACACTGGCAGTACTTTGTGCCGATTGACCATTAATTAAAATACCAGTAGCACATACTTCTAAAGCCCATCCAGTTAAGGGGGGATATGATTTAGATCCTGAACCCGATGTGATTACATCAATAACATTAGTTGGATTAATGACGGCATTCACTAATACACCTTTACGCCATACCTGAATACCATAGGCCATTACACACCCCCTAACATAATTTGTAGAATAGTTAGTAATTCCCCTAATGGGACTTGAATAACCACAATACCAAAGGCATCCAGTAGCGGTACTATTAACCAGTTATAAGCAACAATGGCAGTAATTACAAAACCAAGAGCATTACGCCAATGAATTGTAGTTTTTTCAATTTCAATTTTATTAGTTTCAATTTGCCCTTCGGCATTCGACACCTTTACTTCTTTTTCAATTACTTTAGTTTTAGTAAAGTAACCCATACCCAATTCAATTATTTTTGTGATTAGTCCTATCATTCTTTTATTCCTACGATTGATAACCAAACGAAAGTACCTTTTACAAAAACCCTTTCATGACTGAGTACAACAACATTTAATACCAAATCGCGTAATTGCCACTCTACTACATCACCTTCTTTTAGATCCTGGGGTTTTTCAAATGCTATATTCATTATGTACTGTACTTGATCATTAGATTCATGACTTTTTAGTACCTTCTTTAGTTTCTTATTTCCCATAAACCCACGATCATAAGGTAATGAATTCATCAATGGTGTTACATTATCTACTAAGATATATGGCGTTTGTTCTTCATAGTGTTTTTGCATTATCTCTATCATTACTTGTTCCTTGTACTGAATTCCCCACGTAAACCATTAATCACAATATTTATTTTCTTATCGGCATTTGCGTACCAATCAAAGATAATCTTACGTTCTTTTGGCTTTTTGACCGCTATTACGCGATCATCTTTTTTACGTGTATCAATAATTCGTTTAGTTCCTTTTTGTTCTATTACTTTATATTTACCAGATTTAAGATTACTCTTTAATCCAGTAATGTTACCTTGTTTAGTTAATCGAGCATTACTAGTAGGAATGAACTTATCAATGTTGTCTCGCTCTACTAATGAACCGTATAGATATTGTGCCTGTATATCCTTAACCATAATCGTTACGGTAACGCCCGTAGGACGCTTAGAGAAGAATGTTAACATTGCGTTACCAGTGAACGGTACTACACCCCCTGCTGCGGCCTGATTGATTCCCGTTTGAAGTTCACGTGATACCTTACGTAGATCATTGATTAATTCACTACGGAATTCATTATTAACTTCACGTCCACGTTTATTCACATAACCCTGTACTTCTTTTATGCCTTTTACATATTGCCTAGCCATTCTTCTATAGTCCTTATAATTCCTTTTAGTTTTCGTTTCTGTGTGTTGTTGGGAATACGGCATTTTGTCATCATTGCCTTATTCAAAATGTTTTCATCAAGTGAGTGTGTGAGGATTAGAAAGGATTCTACATAGTTTGCTTCTGTCATTGTCTCAAAGCCCCATAGGATAGTACGGGTATAGTTCAAGCCTGAGTCGATCATACTCTGTACTTTCTTAGAACTTGTCTTGTAGTCTCGCCATCCGTTTTCTTTTTCTGCCCCTGTTAATTTGGTACAGTCCTTTACCCCTTTCCATATTTGTTTTACGCCGATGTAATAGCCATCTTCAAATTGAAACAAATAAACAAAACCAACTGAACTACCATCTAATAATTCATCCTCCGACCAATCCGGTGAATACTGCCAATCATTCATAAATACCTCATATATTATTATTTTTATAAAGGTATTTAGCAATGGACTTAAAAGATCGATTAATTAACTATGAAGGTACGAAAGAGTACCAAGCAACACGCGGATATTTTAAACAAGGTAAATTCTGGATGTATAAAGATACTGAAGGATACGACACGATAGGCTACGGGCATTTAGTACAAAACCATGAACGTGAAAAATTCAAATTAGGTATTACCCCAATGGATGCCGATTTACTATTGGCATGGGATATTGACCGTACTATGAAAGATGTAAAAACACTTGGTCTTACACTCCCAAAGGATTGGGAAGATTTCATGATCATTATGGTGTTTCAATTAGGTTTAGCAGGTACTAAGAAATTCAGAAAGATGATTGCCGCACTGAAAGTACAGGACTATAAGGAAGCAATTAAACAGGCTAAAGATTCTCTATGGTATCGTCAGACACCAAATCGTTTAAATGATATGGTAAAACAATTAGCTAACAAATAAGAAAGGGGCATAATGCCCCTTAATTGTTTTTATAGTTGACCTAGACGTACACGTAGTGTACCCCATTGATCATAAACGCTTATACCCTGTGGTGATAGCGTCATACGCCCATCTGCTGCCGTACCATTCAAGTACATACCACCATCTTTACCCAAATACCACCCGGTACTATTCCATACATAGTTATTACTATAGATTTCATTGCCTATCTTCAAGTTAGTAACTGAACCATTTTGAATCTTAGCATTGTTAATAGAACCATCTGCTATATTAGCAGTCTGAATAGTTGCGTTTGCTATCTGAGCACCGTTAATACTGGCATTCTGAATCATTGCCGATTTCATATAAGTAGTGCCTGTACTGGCATCTACTACGAAAGGATAGTTACGTGTAGTTTCACTTGCCCCACTAGAACTAATCAAGCTAAAGCGATCCGCTATAACTGTGAATACTGATTCAGTACCGGAGTTACCAAGAGCAATACCTGAGATATACCCGTTTACGTTTGCGGATATCTGCCACCCTTTATAATCAACGTTATCGATAATCTCTTGTTTAATAGTATTCATCTTAGCCGAATCTAATACACCATCTATAATATCTTCGTTTAGTTGACTAAATGGAATTGAAGTATTCTGTTTATATGGTAGTGATAGAGTCCAGTTGATATTACCATCTGCCCCGTATACGTCCACCTGTGCCGCTCTAATGTAGTATTCCCCATCGGGTACGCTCATCCAGTCGGTATACGCTGCGGTACTGGTATGCGTGATTACACCACTTGAATAGTCGCTTGTACTGGAGACTTGAAAGATCATGTGATCAAAGTCAATAGGACGGTTAGCAACTGACCATGTAAAGGCAAGAGCACCAATACCACTAGCTACTTTAAAATCTAGTACCTGTGGGGCTTGTGGGTTCGTTACTTCAATGAATGCTTCGGCTGAGTATGTACCCGAACTAAAACCACGTGCGGAGACACTGAAGCGTACTGTACGCCCTATGTCGTCTGCCCTGTTTTGTGCTAGGGTATACATGAAGGTAAGATCTTTAGTACGGTAAGTTTTGACCTTCACGCCTGATTTATAAACGCCTATTTCATACTCTTTAAAGTAATCCATAAACGGTCTACCATTAACTTGTAGTGAAGTTTGATCATTCCAGCCAATATAAAAATCTTCTGCCTCTGTGGTAGTCGCATTGATTGAAGCGTTAATTAGTACAAGTCCCGTAGGAGTTGGTAATGTAAAGTTAAAATCTGGCGTAACACCATTAACTTCAAGTTTATTTGAAACAAAACCTAAGTTATTGTATGCGGCTACCGCAAAATCATATAGTACACCATCTACTAAATTATAAACGTCATATGAAGTTTCATAGATATTTGTAGCGGCAAGATATGACCAATCATTAGTACCGGAACGGCGATAATATACATAGTATCCACGTAGGTTAGGATCTGGTGAAGCCGTCCATGACATATTAACAATCATACCATTAATAGTACCGCCCTTTTTGACCACTTCTAGGTTACTTGGGGGTTGTACACCAATGACATTATTGATTGAACCATCTGGAGTCCATACACCCGGATCTTTACCTTCATAGATACCATCATTAGTCTGTGCTAGTGTTAGCTGAATATATCCTAATGAATCCTGTGCTGTACTAATATCTTTAGCTACAATGCGGTACTTTGAGTTAATTTCAAGTTCCTGTAGTTGTACGTCTACACAATCATAGATTTCAAGATCCCAAGCATCGGGGGTAGTTAGTGTAATTACATTCTGCCCGTACTTCATCTTGAGAAGTTCACGGTTTGCCAATTGTGCTAAATGTGTTTTCTCATAAATCCAAGTAAAATCTAATGCTCTGGTAATTACCCGACCATCTGAACGAATCACTTCATCTTGAGAAATTTCCGAAGGAAAACGTACAATATCATTACCGTACTTATTACCCACTGCTGTGTATTTGGCATCAATGGTATTACAATAATCACTATTGCCTGATGTTACTACTTTAACATCACCCACAATATTAGTTTCGTTGAATGTTTTTAGTGATACAGATTTACGATCCACGCCACAACAAATTTTACCCATATTCGTATATACGAAACCTGAGAATGTTTGTAGAATTGCTTCAATAGTCTGTTTATAAGTTTCATTATAAGATACCGCACCATTAGAATAAAAGGCCATATCTTTACAATATTGTGCTGCCGTTCTAAATGAATTCATATCAATCAATGCTGGTTCAAGTCCCATACCCCAAATTGGGTTAGTGAGAATTTCATATATTTGGGATGGACCATTACTAGAAGGTTTACGTGACATATCAGAAAGATCTGTAATCAATTGTCCTTTTAGTTCTACTTGCATTACGTAGTTGTCATTTATAAGTGTACTTGTTTCTAATGAATCTTGTGTTTTCTTAATAACAGTAGCAATAGATACTACACCATCACCACGAAAGTTATTATTATAACGATCTCCCGCATACTGAGTAGCTAAGGTTTTGGTATTTGTATATGCTCCACCAAAACGCACTTCCAATTGAATGAAAGGACGGAAACGAGCATTAATTGAATTCTCTGGTACTACACCATCAGCACGAATAGCAACATCTAAAATTGGTTCATCATCAATATAGATTTGTTCAATCCATTTTTCGGTTCCCGTCATTGCTACGATGTGTTCAGTATAAAGGTACTGTGAATCACTATTTTTAATGTTATACCAACTAACAATAGTACCGCATAGTACGAAAGAACCGTTTAACGCTGCCGTGTTCTTATGTGGTGCTTCACCACCTAGAATTACGGGTAAACCACTTGCCGGACTGGTAGATCTACTTAATGATGTAGCGGCATCATCATAACCAGTAGTACCAATCTGTGCCAATTGTGAGGACATGACGAAAGATAGAGCACCTGCCCCCGCTCCCCATGCCGCCGCCGCATACAGGGAAGCACCACCCGTATAGAATGCCGCGAATACGGCTACAGCCATTACAATTGCGGATAGAAAACCGCCTCCACCTTTACCCATTAGTTTTTCCTTACTCTGTAAAACTTCCCATTCCGTGGGATAGCTATTAATTTAAAATGTGTGTGATCTTCATCAACTCCAATTAGTCTATTGGAATGTGCTACGACCATAATTAGGGGATTATCATCACTAATCCAGATATCACCATCAATTGGTAATTCTACGGGATCACTATATTTAATGATAATATCACCCGTACTAATAAAGCCGAGTGATTGTAGTTGTTTTACACCTGCTTTAATTGTTTTGTACTTGGCAATTTGGGAGTAGTCAGTACCCGAACGTAAATCTAAAACTTGTAAGCACATTAGATTACAGTCATTAGTACCAAGTTTATATTCCGTACTCAATGCGGTACTTACGATTGTGAATAAATCCATTATTTGTATCTCCAAGTTTGACCACTATTTACTACACCAAGTAATGACATGATTTCATCGCCTTTATAGTAACTTTGATATACTGAGTTAGCGGCAAGTGTACGTGTCTGTAGGTCGAGTTGTTTATAAACTGAGTTAACTGTTACGGTTAATTCATTTGTCGTACTGATTGGGTTAGCAGTGGCTTCGATAAAGTCAATAAAGCCAGTGTACATACGCCAATAATCCAGTACATCACCCGTCGCCGGATTGAGAATTACCATGTATAGGTTTACTTGAGCATCTTTAAGAGCACCACCCAAAGATAATGCCCGTACTGAACCATTCACATTACTGATTTTAAAAGTCATTGCGGCGTTCACTATTTGCTTCTCTTCTGAAAATGCGGGTAGTGAGTCCGTTATTAAATCGGGAAATGGGGTATACTGAGTGCCGCCAAATGTAATGGGGTTAAGTCCATCATTCCAGTAAAACGGGGGAATACTCTTAGGTATTACATCAAATGCCCTTACGTGAACACCCATAGAAAGTACATCCATAATAGTTAGTACTGTCTTATTTGTACCCCTGAATAGATTGTAATATTCTAATAGTGCCGGATTGGTTAAGATATTTGGATTCATTAGCGTACTACCTCATGACATTTAAACTGCATTTGTACAAGGTTAGTAACTGGCATTTGGTAATCATTATCAGGTGCTAATGTACCTTCAATTACAAGGCCATTATAAAAAATAGTTTCACCCAATTGTACGTTAGCTTGAAGTGCCGGAAACAAAGATAATTCAGTACCCGTATTTTGTACTACAGTATAAAGTTTCTTATGGTTGGCAAATTGAATCATTGCCCCTACTTCTAAGGTTTGCGGTAAATTGGTCTGTACTTTATAAAGCCCACGGTTAACAGCTACCTTTGAAGTTACCGTACCAGATTGAGATCCGTTATATTGGGATAAATGCCCCATGCTCATCTGAAAAGGTTTACCCTGTCTATATTGGGCTAAGAATGCCAGTACTTCTAAACGGTCTTTTTGATTGAATGAAAGTGTAAATTGATAATCATACCATTGGACACCCGTACTACGTTGAATTAGTGCTCCCGTCCATGACTGATTAGAATATTGTGGTGATTGATCCTGTAGTGTAAAGTCACTAATAGATACATTTTTAAAAGTTAATTGTGCCATTATATGCCCCTTATTTTAATGTATTTAGGGGGCATGAAGCCCCCATATTATGTACTGCGTTTCTGTGCTGATATAACAGCTTGGTTTACTGATTGGGAGTGTTTTTTCAACATCTTATTAAATGTTTCATCATCACCGCCATCTACGTTACCTTGAATAATTAAAGGTGCGTTAATAACTGTTTCACCAGTACCGCTATTACTCGCATTATCATCTAAGAACTGTGTTAGCTTTTTATTCGCTTCTGGCTGTACTACACGTTCACCAGCTTTTAGTACAAATGATTTGTTATCCATAGAAGGATCAAGAGAATCTACACCGCCGTGGAATTGTCCTGCTGTACTAATAATCTGTGCTCCCATACTTGCTACTTGAGCATATGCCGCCAATGAAGCAGGAAAAGGAGTAGCTAAAGCACTGGATAGTGCTACTTGTAGGTTCATCATGATCTGTGCCATTGATAGACCTTTCTGGATCGCCCAGGCTGCCTTTGCAGCACCTGAAGATTCACCAAAAACACCCGCTAGCATAGTACCCATATCACCCGCTGCGGTTGACATAAGAGATAATTGTTGCTGTGCGTTTTGCTGTTCTAACTGTAGGGCTTGTTCTGCGTAACGTGCCTTAATTTCAGCTTTGCGTTTTTCAAAATCTTCAGTACCCGCAAGTAGTTTTTCATTTAATTGAAGTTCTAATTGCTCCCGCTGTGCGTTCTCTTGAAGTAACTTTTCAGTATTATCATAGGCAAATGGATTATTACCATTAATACGCTGATTTTGTTGATCTGCTAAGAAACCTTTTTGAGTACCGTTAAGACCTGATAGATTGTTTTGATCAATTAAGTCTTGATTAGGATTACTATAACCAATCATTTGATCTACTAATTCAGTACGGGCTTGTGCTGCCGACTCTTTAGCTTTATCTACCATTGCGTCTATTTCATCTTGTGACTTCTTGAGAATAGCACCAGTATCTTTAATGGTTTTCTGTAGCTGTAATTGTTGGCGGTCAAAATTCTGTAGTCTTAATTCATTGGCATTATCGGCAATATTAGTTAGTGCTGTTTCCCAATTACGTTGGGCTGTTTCACGTGCGGCTGCGGCCTTTTGTGCTGCGGCTTGTGCTTTACGTGCTGCGGCTTCCTGTGCCTTTAATGCTTTATCGGCTTCTGCCTGTGCCTTACCTTTATCTACCCATCCAGTATTCGCATTTGGTTGTACGCCAGCTTTACCAGTAAAAGCACTTGAAGGGGGATTTAGTACAGGAGTATTTGAAGTGTTATCTGTTTCAGGTAATGAATTTCTAATAGCATCTGTGACAAATCCCAAGCCAGGAAACATACCAATTTTATTTAGAATTGCCTGAAATTCATTTGCCTTATCAATTAGGTTTACAAAGAAATTATCATTAGTAGAATTCATTGCTTCGATTAAATCGTTTGTACTTTTCACTACTGGATTTAAAACATCAATCAAGTAAGTTTGTCCGGTAGTTGTGAGAGTATTTAGATTCTTATCAAATTCTTTAAAGTTTCTTGCCGCTTCTTCAGTTACTGCTACTGTTTGTGATTGGATTTTATTCCATGCGTCTTGTTCACTTGCTGATTGATTTAGTATTGGTATTAATCTACTGGCATCACTTGCTAATGTTTCAAGTAGCCAAGTTTGGGTAGCTTGATCCGCTCCAGCTTTTTTTAAATCAAAGAAAGTTTTAATTACGGCCTTTAAACCGCCATCCGTCTGATTAAGTAGTGGTGTAAACTCTTTGATGTTTAAACCTGCCGCTACAAAGTCATCTACTAATGAACCACCGTTACGGTACGCATCAGCGAGCTTATCGAGTGAGTCCTGATTTAGATCCATGACCTTATCAACGGCTAACCCCGTTTCACGAAATGCCTGATTCCATTGCTGAATTGCCGTTACTGATAAACCTGATGCCGTACTTACTTGATTAAGTTCCCGTACTAGATCGTTAGCCTTTAGTGTAAGTCCTGCTAGTGCTGTACCCGCAATGCCTACCGCACCTACCAGACCAGTTAGACCACCTGAGATACGCCCAATACCACCACTGATATTATCGGCTACAGATCCCATAGTACCGCCAGCCTTTTTACCAAACTTGCCTATACTATCTTCTGCTTGGTTTAACTTCTTTTGTAAACCAGTAGTATCACCATCTACTTCTACAATTATCTTTTTATTTCTTGCCATTATTCTTACCTTCTACAAGTCCTTTCATCATTGCCCCAAATGATGCCGCGTTTTGTTTTGTATTTTGTTCTTTCTTTTTCTCACGTTTGGCGTTCTTTTCTTTCGCCGTGAGTGAATCATCACCAAGAATCCCTAGATAATCAAAATCATTTAGAGTTAGATTTTTACGCCCTTCTTTAGTAATACTTTGAGAAGATAGTAATAATGTGTGGCATAATTGAGCATGTGCGATCATATCCGTTTTAGCTCCATTAGGTTCAATTAGTTGATCATAGATATAAAGGGCATTAAAGATATCTGGATCTAATTCGTCTAATTCTTGGGGTGAGAGTCCCCGCTTATGTAGCATCTTAATACTAAAGCGGGCTTGAGGATTCACTCTTATTTTTTTTCTACTTCGTCTACAGCATCTTCAACGGTGAGTAGTCCTAAAACTTTAATGTAGATATCATTTGCTACGGTAGCATCAATTTCTTGTGCTGAGTCCTTATCAAAAACTGATTCCCCGTTTTCATCTTTAACACAATATACCAGTACTGATAGAACGTCAGTACAATGGGGTGCGTCTTTTACTGTAGGACGGGAAATGTATAATTCAAAACCTTCTACTTCGATTTTATGTAGTTTTGGTTTTAGTGCTTTTTTGAGTGCTTCAATGTTCATTTTGTTCTCCATAAAAAAAGGATGTGAACCGTTATTGATTCACATCCTTATTTATTACACTACTGGAATTACTTTAGCTTCGAGTGGACCACCATCTACCGCAATAACAAAATCACGGTTTACTACGTCGTCTTTATCACCTGAAGTAACTGAACTTGATACAAAACCCACTACTACAATTTGATACCCATTAGTATGAGTACCATCTTCATAGTAAGTAATACGGAATTGTTTACGTAGTTGGTTTTCTTCTGCGTTTAGTAGATCAATGTGTACTTCATTATCTGGAAGATAGTGTACTGTCAAAGTAATATCAGGTACTGACTTACTTCCAATTAGCTTACGATTGTACTTATCATTGTATTCTACAACGTCAATCACTACGTTCTCTGCTCCGATAGTTGGGAAACTACCCAATTCTGGAATTTCTTTAAAGTCAGTAGCTACTGTTTTAGAACCTGCTGTATGAGTGCCAACTTCTACAGTAACGTTACTGCCTGAAAAAATATCAAATGCCATTTTTTATATCCTTATATAAGTTTATTTGTGGGTAGTCCCTCTACCCACGTTGTATTTATTTAGTAATTAGTGATTGTACTAATGCTTTTAGTTCATCAATTTGTTGTTGTTGATCTTCAATCTTTTCAACTAAAGAATCATTTTGATTTGATAGTGCCTGAATTGCCGCTAGTCCATCAAGTATTAGTGGGGTTGGATCAAGGTGCAAATATTCACCAACTTGCCATGTATAATCTTTATCGATTTCACGAACTTGTTGGGCTATTACACCTCTACGTGCTCTTTGAGTTTCATCATTTTTGAATGTGAATATTTTAAATTCCATTCGATTGATGTTATCAAGTGCACCCTGTACATTTAATTCACCCTTGATATTTTTCAATCTTTCATCTGACACTGCGGAGGTAGTTACACGTACCCAAGGGGTGTAAATCAATCCTTCTGCATTCGTTAGATCGTCTTTTACGCGGGTATACATTGCACCGCTGGCTTTATCCCAACACATTTGGGAACTATAAGAACCAGATCCGGTTCTTACACTAGATCCCATCGAACCGATTACACCATAACCACCAAATGGTAGGTTAGTTGATGCAGTAGGTGCACTAATGAATGTTGCACTCTTAAAGCCATAAAATTCATTTGCATTTATGCCTGTACCTAACTTCGGGGCGTTATCTGTCAATAGATTACCACCTATAGATGGTAGGTTATTAACAATTTGCCCTGTGTTGTTTAGTAAGTTACGTTGTACAAAATATGGGGGTGCATTAACTGAGTTGGGTATTTCAAGTGATACTTTTGCCCCAACATCCCCCGCTGTTGTTCGGTCACGTGAAACTAATTCTAGACGCGGGTAAATTGCGGCATTCAATACTAGTGATTCTGCTACCACACCACGGCGAACTATTGCATCACCATCCGCTTTTAGCTTTAATGGGTTAGTGTTATATGCTCCAGTGTTGGTATAATTATAAAAATTAAGTTCATCATCTGTTGAATTATATCCAGTACGCCATTTTACAATATTACTAGAGTTTGCATAACAGGTATATGAGACCCCACCACTAGGTGCTTTAATCTTAATACCATCCGATGCTGAACCATCAGTTTCATATACTTTGAAAACTGCCGAACCATCCGATCTACCAGTACCGCCATTATATACTGCTAATGGAATAGTTTCGTTTGTTCCCGCTTTATATGCACCCCATACACCATCTTGAAGTGTAAACGCTACTTCGCGTGATGAGGTATATAATAGTGTATTACTTGGTGATTGTACTAAACGATCTACTTGTAGATTAGCTTTCGCGGAATTAACATCCCATCCACCCGTACCGCCATTGTTAATACCAAGTGGAATATATGATTGTGAAGTTTCATTATAACCACCCCATGTACCACCATCAGTTACGATAATTGATTTAGTACGATCACCGGATGTTAGACTAGTGGTGGCACCAAATTGATTTAAACGGTCTACCTGTAGATTAACTTTCGCATTTGGTACATCAAGTGCACCTGTCCCGCCACCACCTATTGATAAGGCACTAGTACCGTTAGTTTCGTTATTTGCCACACGCCATTCACCATTATTTGCAATACGTAATTCATATGATGCGTTTGGGTTTGTGAATGCATTATATTGGCCGGGAGTTGTGCCAATACTTTGTCGTACTGAATCAACCTGTAAATTACTACGTGCACTTGCTTTATCAACTAAATCACTTAAGTTACTTGCAGTTTTTAGATATCGAGTATCCATTGCAGAAAGCGAAATGATACCTAGATTAGCTAGTGCTGTATCTTTATCAGTTAACTCTGAAAGGTTACGCGATCCGATCATGTAACGTGCGTCACCTTCTAACTTTGAATAAACATCAAGGTTAGTACGAGCATCAATTACTGAATCAACATCACTAAGGTTATTTGTCTTACTTAGATATAAAGTATCCGATTCACCAGAAGTATAAACACGTGACCACGGCGTAGTATTATTACGTGCGTAAATGCGTAGATCGCCGGAGTCGGTTAACATTAGGTTAGTGTTAGATTGTCCCATAGGTTGTGATACTAGCTCAATACCGTATAGATCCGTTCCTGCGGGGTTATCTGTATCGGCTGCGGTAATCATTACAAAGGCGTTACCTTCGGCTTCCTGTGGGCTGTACTGTGGGTAATCTGGTGTACCGTCTGAGCCTACCCCATAATCACCACGGCGTAGTACTGGAGGAATTAAACGAGTACCCATTGAAATGATAGTACGTGGTGAGTAGGTATACGCCATACGTACTACATCATCTTTATCACCGGAGATCATACGGGAGTTAATATTACCCGATACAATTACGGCTTCTACCTTTCCTGCGTCTTGATCTTCAATGTAATTTACAATTAACTGGAATTCAGTTTTGTTATCGTATGCTGAGTCTAAGAATTGGTGTGTTTCTGAATCCGGTCTATAGTTCACTACGATTTCTAGATCACCAATAGCCTTATCACCAACTAAAGTACGGGTATATTCTGAATCATATGTTTCAATTTTATTAGCTGAATCACTAATACTAAAAGTTGGGAATGTAGCAACGTTTTCAATCTCAATATTCCCACTACTGATTACGTTTTGATTTGCTGTGTCAAGATTATAGAATAATTTGACTGTACCACCATTAAAAATATCTGCCATTTTGAATCCTTATTTTCGTTCTAATGCTTCAATATTTAGTGTGAAAATAAGGGACGAAATACCAGTAGTTTTATCTGTGACTAATGAACTGTTACCATAGTTAACCCATAGTACAGTTACACCCTGTGCTTTAAAGATTGGGGCATAGTTGGCTTCAAAATAGGTAATTAGTTCATCGTACTTTGTTGATGGGGTTTTAGTATTTACTTGGGGACTTACTAAAAACTCCATATCGAATTGACCACGTAAACGGGAATTTCCATTAAAGTTTGCTGCTTCAAGTTGATAGTCAAATGTGACCATCTGAAAAATATCTTTACCTGTGCCTGTACTTAAAGATGGGGTTAATGCTTGATAACCTTTTAGTACAGTAACAGTAGCGGCTTTCATGTTTTCAATTAGTTTCATAGTACAAGCCCCGCTATTGTTTCACGGATATAGATTTCACTTACTCCGCTTAGGTCGTTATAAATTCTGTATACGGTATAATCAGTACCGCGTACTATTAGCTGAGAATCAATAGATAGATTTAACGCACTAATATCTATTGTTTTTGCTGATAGAAATGTTTCTTCATCTTCTATTAATCCTTCGGTTCCTTCAATGAATACGGGGCGAACATCAAGAATTGCTCTAAATGTTGACGCCCCGTAAGTGATAGGTTCACCAAAGGCATTTAGAAAAGTATCAACTTGATTACTTGTAAAATGCCTCATGGTTTTTCCTTATGCTTTTAGTTTGATTTGTACAAACATTTCTTCATGAGTAATAGCGGTTGCTAGGTACTGGAAAGAACGGATTGCGATAGTTTGTGCTGCACGATAAGTAGTGTCATCAAAATCCAATTCTTGACCATCATTCCAGTTAGCAAATACTAGTGCGGAGAAGTCACCAATTAGAATTGTATCTTGAGCTACGAAAGTAGATTCAATTACTCGTACTTCGTCATTAAGCCACATTTCAAAACGATGCCCGGCCACGGCAGCAATACCACCAGTGTTATTCAAAATTGCATGTTGACGTAGTTTAGCTAACATTGCTGGATGAACAATTGCGACACAACGATTAACGTCTACGTTTGCAGTACCTAGTTTCTCGATTGCAGATTGAATATCACCTACATCTACTACACCTACTGCTGCGGTAGTAACTACTGGAACTTCGGTTTGTAGTTTGGTGAATACTTCTTTTTCTAGACCATTAGAGCAATGACGTAGTAGTTCGTCAGTAACATAACGTTCAGTAGCTGCGTTGCTTAGTAGCATTGCTTTAGTAATTTTGATACCTGCTGCAAACATTGCTGGCTTTAGGGTGATTTTGTCGAATGTTTCAAATCCATCAACTACGCTTTCATCTTCTGCGTAGAATTTAGCAACTGGGGACATACCTTTAGCTACTGGAATAGATAGATTACCTAGACCTGCTAGACCACCAAATACAGTAACTGGTAGTTGACCTAGTACAGTACGGGCAAGTAGATCACGAATATAAGAATCGGCTAGTTGTTCTTTTACTAGACCTGCTGCGGTAACAGTAGAAGTAGTATCTGCGGTAGAACGTACCATTGCGTTCATATCTAGAGAATAACCACGTGTACCACGTTCGAAGTTTTCTAGTTCGTTGGATTCACCTTTTAGACTACGTAGACCTTCGGTGATAATGTTTTTATTTTCCATTTTGATTTCCTTATCAATTGATTGGTTTTCTTTATTTAGTGAGCGTTTAAAATCCTCTACGCTTACACCGTTATTAATTGCTTCGTCAGTATTAATCCCTAACACATCCGAAATAGATTGAAGTTCACGTACACGCTTATCTTCTACATCTTTATTTAGTGATTCTTTTACAGCGTCTACAATTGAACTAATATCAATTGAACGTTCCGCTTCTACTTCAATCTGTACTTCTACTTCTTGAATATCTTCGGCTACTACTGCTTTTTCTTCGGTAATTACTTCTTGTACTTCTTCCTGTACTTCTACAGTTTCTTGTACTTCTTCTGTAATAACTTCTTGGTTTAGATTTTCATCCATGATTTGTGTTTCATCCTTTAAAGTGATTTCATCATTACTATTTAGTGAACGTCCAATGCCCACTGAATTATCCGCTGGAGTACTTACGCTACTAATTTCGTATGGTTCCCAACGTGTAACGATTAGATCATTACCTTCAAAGTAATATTCACGAATGTTATAGCCTACTGAGACTTTAGGTCTGATACCTTCCAGGATCATTCCAAATATAGTGTTGGCACTTCCAAGAGCACTAAAACGAACCGTTGCCCGACATACTTTATCCATATCTACGCGAGCGTTTTCTACTATTCCCACTTGGCGGGAAGCATCATGTTCAATTAAAACTGGTGCTCCATCGTTTAGGCGGGATAGATCTACGTTGTCAGAATTACATAGAAGAATCTCATTATAGAGTTGTCCTTCTATTTCGCGTGTTACTGGAATTTCTGAGGCAAAGGAAAGTTCAACGGTACGATCTACTTCATCAATAGCATTACTTATCTGTGTTAGGTTGATCGCCCTCATTTGTTGTAGTTGGTTCAATTCCATTTTCTACTTCTTCCTTTTTAATTTCTTCAAATACTACTTGCGGGTCATAGCCCATTTCTGAAATAACCATTGCTTTACTCTTCAATCCGTTTTCAATTGCGAGAACTTCAGTTTGTAAATCTTTATATGGATCTAAACTAATCTGGCGAGTTGGTACATATTGAGCGTGGGTAAGGTTATCAAAGTCACTAAAACTTAAATTGCTTAGTACTGGATTATTTAGCATTGAAGATTTTAACCAACGAATATAAAGCGGTTTTAGTACAGAAACGATTAACGCATTTGTACGGCCTTTAAAGGTTGATTGTTGTAATTTGTCTACTAATTTTGCGGCACTAAATGAGGCATTACTTGTATCACCTGTTAGTGATTGAGTAGTGATATCTAAACCCATTGCGATTAGTTGCATTTGCTTATCTGTAAACTCATTGATACCGTCTGTGGTTTGAGTTGGGTTTACAGTTTTAATATCCTGTCCTGCCTGTAGTTCTACGATTGCTGCGGGGTTTAAGTAGTCCTGTTCATAATGGGCTACTTCATCACTTGTAATCAGATCAATATCATCTGAGTCTGGATTAGTGATAAATGCCATTGCTGATGCCGCTACTTTACGGGATGTAATTGCCGCACTCATAAACTCTTCAAATTCTTTTAGCTTATCCGTTCCTGCGTGTACATCTGGAATACCACGTTGTTGTGTTGGGTAGTCCTGTTGGAATAGATGTAGAATTTCTTCGGCTGGTACGCGTTCACGTTCACCGATATCATAGTTGTATAGTATTGGGTTATAACGTGTAACCATATAAGCTACAGGACGGTTAGAAATACCATCAAATTCAATCCCGTTTGAAATGTAGTTCCCCGATGGTAGTAGTACGTTTTGGTATGTACTTATACGCATGGAATCAATAATTTCTACTTGTAGTGAACCATTAACTTCATGGATACGTACAAAACAATCACCATCAATACTACGGGTACGTTCTACTAAACGTTGAAATGTACTGATATCTAAAGTACCGCAACGTGAAAACAATTTAGGGTTTTCTGCCCATTTATAAAACTGTTCTTCAAGTAGTTTGTTTATATCGTTATTTATTGAATCATCATCACTAACGTGTACGCATGGACGGATGTATAAGCCATCAGCACCAGTAACCCCACTACTATTAGTAGAAACATACTTTTTAACGATACCATTCTTTAGTGATAACTCACGTGAAGCGGCGACCATTACGGGTAAAGTACGGTTAATGATTGCGTTAATATTTCCAGCCTGATTACCTGAAGCAAAACCAAAACTGATAACGGGTGATTGTGATCCCATGTTTAGAGATGACATTGCCCGCTTCATGGGGTTGTGTTTCATCAATGGGACTTTATGATCTAATTGGCGTACTTGCTTTACTGGTTCCTGTACTGGTACTTCTTTTTTATTAAAAGGCCACATTATTTTGTTCTCCTAAAATTCGTTACTGACTTAATCGGGCATCCCGTATTTAGTCCTTTCATATCCGAAATTAGGGAATTAGCACGTGATACATAGATTGATCGTAGTTTCATTAGAACTTCCGAACTTTCATAGGTTAGTGCTTTATTTTGGATTGATTGACTTAGTACACCACCACCCTTTATACGGTCTAGTGTAATTTGGTCGATATCTTTGATAATCTGAATCAAGTCCTGATATTCAGAAACCTTTGCTGTGGGATCAATTAATTCGAATTGGTTTACACCATACGCAATAGGACTACTGATAATGGCAGTCCAAATACCCACATCCCAAAGATTAGTATCAATATCTGGGAATGGGTAAGTGTATGAAGTTTTAGTACCAGTAGGGCTAATGAGATCAATTTCACTTCCCTGTGGATAATCGAATGTAATTGATTCACCTTTGATGATATCGCCCTTTAGCGTTACTTTGCGAACAATTGCCATTTTATTTTTTCCTTATTTGAAGAATCCACCACCTTGTTTAAATCGTGATTTATGTACACGTTTCTGTACTGGTTTAGTTTCTTCTTTATTTACTACTGTATTTAGTACAGCTTTCTCTTTCTGTTTATGATTGAATTCACGTAGTTTTCGGAATGGTTGTGAACCTAATTTAGATAGATACCAGTTGAAACAAATCAATGAATAATTTAAACAGTCGAGAGCTTCATTTCGTTGGGTACTTACTTTCTTTACCCACATCCAATTACCAGCTTTGATTACTCTTTTTTCCGATGTAACTTGAAGCCAGTAATCATCGGGTAGTGAATGACTGAAATGTATTTGTACTTCCTTACTATTTTCATTATCAGTTACTGCCCTGTTTAGTAATTGACGGATATTACTTTTACCTAAGTTAACGTTAAGGTTAATTAGTGTGTGTCCACCTGCTGTACTCTGTTTGAATAGTGGGTTAGTTGGTGAAGTACCACCCTTGATAGGTTTAAACACCGTGGACGCTCCACAATAGCGGTATACGGTAGCTGTCGCGTTGCCGTTACTGGAGTCCACAAAACCACCCAATACTTTAAGCGGTTTACCCGATACTGTTTTAAATGCGTATTGGGAAAAGGCTGTAAGTTTATTCCATGCGGGGGCTTCTATTTTTGTACAGTCGATACTATGGATACTTCTATGATCCAGTACATAAAGATTCTTTTCACTAATACCAAGAGTAGTTACTTCCAAGCGGTCTAATTGTTGGTCAACTCCAAGTACAATACCTAATACATCATCCGGTATGTTATCAATGTCTATTGAACTATCACGTAAATTTTCAAGTAGTACTAAATCGTGATCGGTATTCTCTTTATCAATGTACGGCAAGCCCAAAACGTTATTATAGAATGACGCGAGATCGAAGGTATAATGTGCTTCGGCAAAGTCCTGTACTATGGATTTAATAGAGTTTATTGGTGAGTATAAACGTGATATGTGATATCCCATGATATCTTTAATCTCTGGTGCTGTTACTACCCATTCACCCTTTTTAATCATACGTACACGTTCGGCTTCCGTAATAACATTATTACATTCTGGACACTGTAACTGTGCTGTTTCTGCGTCGGGTATGCGACGGCGACCACCATCGATAATTTTCCACTCAAATTTAACGTTTTCAAAAACTAATTCATGTGAATGATTACAGTGTGGACACGGTACATAGAACTTCTGTTTATTACTTTGTTCATACTGCTGTGTGATTAGATCGTTTTCATCGAGTGGTGTACTACATACCATAATCAGGGGTGTACTGAATGCCTTTGTACGCTGTTCTGCGAGCTTTAAGGGGTTGCCTTCATCGCCTTCGGCGTCAACATTACTAACCTCATCCAAAAATACTCTTGGTGCTGTGAGGCCACGTAGCTGTGCTGATGATCCAAGTGTAAGGAAGTACGTAAATGTTCCATCTAAATTCTGTTGTGTTTTATCGTTATTAGTAAAATTCTTATCATTCTTATTACTAACGAGATCTTTTAGTACCGGACATGCTTCAATTACTGATTGCCATTTGCCAGTACGAAACTTACTTGTAGTACCTGCCGTTGCCCCTGCGAATATTTGGTTACTTGGATCATTGGCGAGGAAGTAGTACATCGAGTTTTGTAGTACTGTGGTTTTCAAGAGTTGTGCCGAACTCATTAGTACAATCTTTCGTACTCTTGGATTCACAATGTCATTGATTGGCTTTTTCTGGAATTCGAATAGTTTTACTTTTTGACCTTGTAATTCACCATCTGGAAATACTAGATTATTCTCTACCCACGTCGCCGGATCTTGTTTCTTCGGTGGTAATATCGACTTCACAGATCTGGTTAGGATCTTCATCATCTTCTGGTAATTGTTCTTCATATGTTCCTTCATCATCTTCTGGTAATTGTTCTTCATATGTTCCTTCATATTCGTACTGACCAATTTCTTCCAATTGGCGATCTATCTTTTCTTGTAGTTTCATTTTTAATTCTAAAGCGTCGGCTGATTCGAATAGTTCAACATAACTTGAGGCGGGAATACTTCTTAATACTTGACGCATTTGATAAAAGTATTGGGATAAAGTTTGCTGTACTAATGAAACGGGGATTAGTTCACCACTGGCAGTACGTAGTTCTAATTCTTTTATATCTGCTTCTGCTTCAAGTTTGCGTAGTGTGGCTTTTTGTATTTGGCCTTTAGTATCGCCGTTGCGTAATGGTTCAATGACATTAGTTAATAACCAATCATCTACTAATTTCTTAGGCCAATTAATATCAAGTCCCTTACCTGACCATATACGGCTTACTGTACTGTGTTCTACGCCGAACCGATCCGCTATCTCTTGCCACGTATAACGCGTACCATCATCTTTAATCTTTGACATTATTCATATCCTATTCACTTAATATTCATTTACCATTGATAGGTAATTGTTATTGTACTTTCGTTTTGAAAGGTAAAACCTTTCGTTTTGTTTGTTTTTGTTTAATAATCCCACGGATTATAAAGATAATTCGCGGCGGAAACTCGCGACATTTCAAAAAACGGCAGAGTACCTTTTTGTCAAGACCTATTCTGATCATTTTGTGCTATTCTTGATAGATTTCATCTATCAGCACAAATTTATAATCTCACACTCTTATTCACTCTTTATTCAGTGTTTATTCACTTTGTTAGTTCAAAGAGTAGATGGATAACGGGGAAGATCTGAGCGGGGCTAAACGTTTCTGTACTACCATCATTCATTAGTTCTTTACTAATATAATTACGTGTGATTGATTTCTTTATGATTGATTCAATCTCTTGAACCTTTGAGCCAATAGATGAATAAGAATAGATAACCTCACATTGTAATGATGTACTCTTATTAATAGTCTTACAGCGTTCTTGTGCTGTCTTATTAGTTATCCCTATCTTATATGCTATTACATTTCCTGTACTGTCCATTATCTTTAGTACATAGAATGTTCCTTCAATCTTTTTATTGAAAGCTGTACCAAAACAGTTATAGCAATTGAAACCTCTTGCCGCGTCATTAGGACGCTTATCTATTACCTCGTCACATAATGTACAATACATTCTCATAATCTCATGACTATATGTATATGTTTGGGGGATTGGTATTAGGTTTGGGCAAGCGTCTTGTACTCTATTGATATAATCTTTATCTACCCATGTTTTGATAGTACGTTTACTTTTACGCTTATCACGTTCTATTTCTATTTGGTTTTTATTCTCTTCTTCTTTCTTTCGTTTAGCTTCTGCCTTTGAGCACTCACAGGGACACCCACGATCACACACATTACCAAAACGTACTAACTTATCTAAACCACATCCAGTACAGTACATTCTAATATCTTCACTATATGCTGTGTATGTTGTCATATCAGGCTGTGCGGTATGTCCTTTATTCTTTAGTGTTGTGTATATCTTCATAATGTCCTTAGTTCATTTGATCTATCAGTGTGCGTAGTCTGTAGGGAATGGGTTCGCCGTCTACAGTACCGTGTAGCATTACTTCATCGCGTAGATCTCTTAGGCGGGTGAGGTGCTTCTTCTCTGTACCTTTGAATGTACATAACTGTACTAAGGGGTAGACCGTTTGACCTATGCTAAAGCGGGAGTAATCCAACGTAACGTATTTATACTTTAGAGTAAGAGTGTATTGGTCTATGAATAGCCCGTAACCGTCCTGTGTGGTGATATGAGCGGTTATTAGCTTATCTTTGCGTGACGGTTCATACCCTGAGTAAGTACCGCTTAGAATTGATTGTGTACCGTTTGGGAAGTGTAAGTGAATGGTAGTCATTGTGTGGTACTCCTATGCCATATAGGAGTATTTAGAAATAAAAAAAGCCCACTGTGATTAGTGGGCTGTGGGGATTAATCTTCTAATAGTGCGGGGTGTAGTTGGTAGAACTCCTGAATGTCATATTCTTCGGCTTCTGGTATGCGTGTACCATCAGCATTTACCTCTACTACCGTATCTTCATATGGGTTAATAGAGTAATGTTTATCATTAGCCTCTACTGTTACTGCGTTAATGGTTAGACCTACTGCGGCTGCGTTTTCGATTAGGTCGGTGAAAGTATTGGTTAGTGTTTCAATATTGTTCATTGTCTTATTTCCTCTGTGGTGGTTTTATTTCTCTTTCGTTTATTAAATCCCACTTAAGATTATCCATCTCTTTCTTAAGTGATTCAATCTGATTACTTAAGCCCCAAATATTACACCATGCCAGTACAAGCAAGATTACCAGTACCCATATCATTGATGTTTCCTACATTCATTGAACGTGTATGACAATTTTGATGGTAAGTTTTGGAACATGAAATTGCCCGTACTGAGATTAATTCCATATACATAATTCTTATCTGAAGCAAATATAATATTGCCAGTAGTTTTAGTTAGAGCTGGCGTAGTTATATTGATGTTTTCAAATTTTACTGAATAGGAATTACCTGAATCAACTACAATAGCTTTCTTATAGTAGCTTTTACGGAATTCCATATGATCCCCGATCATATCATGTATGATCACATCACATTTAAGTACAGTAGCTTGTACGGGTACTGCTACGGTAAACAGTAAAGCAATGATAGTACGTTTCATTTATACCTGCTTATATGCCAGTAACGATTGTTCACGGAATTGTTTAGTCGTGCCGTGTGGGTTCTTCTTCATGTACTGTTTAAAGTATTTCTGTGCTGTCTTATTCAGTACACCACGTTCATTCATATGGAACTCTTGACCATCCCACTTAGCGTTAATGGGATACAGTTTCCGGTAATCCTCTGAATATGCCCTTAGAAAGTTTTCGATCTCCATCATCGATTTATCTTTATTAATGATAGTTCGATATACGGGATCATTAGTTAATGCTAAGGGCATACGGGTATTCACTACTCTATATGTACGGTGTTCATTCTTCACTGAGTCATATAGAACTACTTCGAATACGTGATTGCCCGATTGGGGTACAGCTTCGGCCTTAACGGTCGGTACTGAACCGGATACACTCATTAATAACTCTTCTACAGTACCGAATTGCCCTGATGCCGCTACAACGTCCTGTAAGAGCTTTAGAGCGGCCTTATGGCGTTCCGTGTGATAATGCTCAATTAGGGGTTTAACCTCCTGTAAACGGGCTATCAGCGTTTCTATGTCCTGTACTGTTACAGTAGCCAGAATGTCGCGATGCTCTGAATCAACACTTAACATTCCTGGGTGAAAGTCATCATTCTGTAAAATTTTTAGAAACTTTTCGTTAATAGTTGGCATCAACATATAGCCTCATTAGGGTACGTATCCCCCAGTGTATCAATTACATTATTAGTTTGCGAATGTGGCGTAATGCTGCCTGTACCTTTTTGATATCAGTACCAGTACGTTCAATGCCCGAATCCTTACAACACATACAGTTCCATACTTCACTGTCTTTTGTTGCCGCTCTTAGGTGCTGCCCGTCATACAACATCTGGATATCACGATAGTAGAAACTAGCCTCTTCTACTTCATACAGGGGTTGCCCCTCTTTGGGCTTGATTAGTACACAATCCCCTTCCATATCAATTTCAGGTGGTAGGTACTGGCGAATCTTTACCAGTTCAATATCACCAAAGTTAATAGGTAATTGGTTCATATTGACAACTAAACCGCCCTGATCCTCTACTGCGGGGAAATATTCGTTATCCATTTCCCATACGTGGAACTTCACTACACCACAACATGCGATCAAGTAACCGAGATTAGTTTTTGCTGTTACATTGTGAGTTTCTTTACTGGTGATAATGTTTTGTACTTTCATACTTTTCCTTACTTACAAATGGCACGTATTGATGGGTTAACTACTGCGAATTTTGAAGATACGTTTTCCATCATTTGGCGTTCTTCGGTAGTACAGGGACGCTTATTAGATGGCGTAGTAGTACAGCCAGTTACTACCAATACTAATAACATGACTACACATTTCATAATTTATCTATTTCCTCTTTTAGTACGGTATAGTTAGTAATTAAAAGTGATTGGGTTAACTCATTTAATACATACAGCTTCTTCTTAGGTAGTTTACGTATTACCTTTGCTACCTCCCGATCAATACCGAAAATGTTTACTACGTCATCCAATGGTAGAGTACGTATAGAATTCACTACCAGACCGTTTAGAGCTTTTATCTCTTCAACCAATCGCACCACGAATATTAACCCTCTTACGTTTGAGTAGTGCTATCAGTGCTTCATTGAATGACGGGTAAAAGTTCTTCCCGTCGCTAAACGGTTTGGTAGCGTGTTTCTGTTGCTTTGACATAGCAACGCTACCTACTTTCTTCTCGTGGTCGTCATACACTTCGGTAATCAGACCACCACAAATAATATGGAATCGCATTAAACCGCTTCCCATTCCCTTAGTTCTGTACTGATATATTCAAGAGCTAATAGAGCTTCTTCTTCATCATCCATCCGGCGGGGTAACTCTTGGACAATACTTGGTGGTAAACAAATATTGTCACCAAGTCGGAACAATCCACCAGCCATAAGAGTAAAGCTAACTACGGGCATCATGTGTTCAGGACGGGTAAACAGTACCGTATTAGTGCCTGTGCTAGAGTCGAATACTTCCGTAACGTTCAGTCCGAACTCTTTACACTTCATGATAAAATCGGTAGATACTGATTGCTGACAGAATGCCGCAACTACCAGATCACGAATGCCCATTTATACCCCCGTCAAACAAAAGATAGTGATTAGGATTGCTACTAACACGTGCTCTTTACGTATGGTGATAGTAAATGTCATTTACATACCACCTTATCAAAATGATCTGCGTCTACCCATAAAGATGTAGGATGCCAATACTGTACTTTTCCTGTAGTGGTATTGATACGGGTTTTGGTAAGTTTGATAGCACTATAACGGTTTATGCTTTCAATCTTTGTTAAGCCCTGACAATCAACCGCTTTTACAGTTGGGTTAGGAGTGGTAGAGCAAGCGACCGTAGCAAATGCGGAGATTGCGAGTACGATAATGCGTAATGTTTTCATGTTGTTTCCTTATGGGGGCTTTTGCCCCCGTTGTTGGTTGTTATGCTACTTCGTAAATCAATACATCTTTGATTGCTTCAAGTTCTGCGGCGGTTGCTACACGTCCCAAGAAGTACCGGACACATACACCCAAAAGTGCGTTACGTGAATCTGTGTGAAAGCATGGGTGATTGTTTAAGTCCTTTGTACGGTATTCATCGGCTGTTCCGATTTTCAGTACACCATTCTTTAATTCTACGGATACCTGTAAGCCACTTTCGAAAGCGAGAAACGCATAGTTGGGTTGTTCCATCTGGTAGGTATCAATCTTTACTACCGTACCGTTCACGTGCTGCTGTACTTCCACGTGGGCATAAAAACCCATTGCCGCTTTGTTCAAATCTTTAACGTACTTGGTAGAAAAGTTTTTGAACTTGTCCATTTCGTTTCTCGCTTCGTTTGTTGCTGGAGTGTCAAGTATAGATACCTGTATACATACCTGACAAGCAATATTTTTACGATTAGATATAAGCCATTGAATTACAATAGTATTTAATTATGGTTTAATTCAATACGTATGTTAATATGTATCAATACCAAACATATGAGGAAGCAAAGATGAATACAGTTACTTATAACCAGCGTGGGAACATTACTGATGTACTGGTAGATGGCGTGTATATGGGTTGTGTAGTGAAAGGGGAAGATGGGAAGTACAGAACGGTACATAAGAATGAAGCCCAGCCAGGCGAGTTTACAGCTCTACACTTCGCAACGTACCATGTAGAGAAAGCAAAGCCCTAAACAATGAAGCCCCGTTAATCGGGGCTTTTTTATTTCTTTTCTTTCTTAGGTTTCTTTTCTTTCTTCACTGGTTCTACATAGGTTAGTAGTCCAATTACGTGTGCTTCATTTTCATTCGCATTTTCCAGTACTCCAGATTTCCAGTACTGCTCTAATAGGTCAACATTCGGTAGACCATCCATCGCACGTACACCATCTTGATAGTGTATTGATAGTTCCAATGAACCATTGATTAGTGCTCTAAAGTTATTGGGGTTATTATTGATTACTTTGATTTCCATAATGGTTACTCCATTGATAATTATATTTGCCATGTATATTAGTTCTTCCAAATCATCCCTTACTAAAGATTGTTGAAAGTGTTCTTCTTCTGATAGGTTTAGAAAGTATTCGGGTGTACCTTCAATATCGATAGTATTTACTGTGAATCCTTTCTTGTTCACGGCATATCTACGTTCACGTTTCTTATCGTAAAAAAGTATTCCCCGCGTGTGGTGGTAGGTGGTTAGTTTATTCATTTGATAATCCTTTATAGAACGTCTGGGAAGCCCTTAGACCGTACTTATGATTTAGGTGTAAGTATGATGGCCTTTTGCCGTTGGTCGTCTTGTAGTGGCGTATGTACGCTTCTATAGCTTCCTTCAGTTCTTCCCCTACGTGTGGTGTATCCGTAAGTGAGGATTGCTGTACTTTGTTATAGAGTCCGTTAGACTTCATTCCTGACGCTTTATAGTGCTGTCTTATTTGTTTCCATGTGCTCACTTTGATTCCTCTAAGTAGTGTTTGATACGGTCGTATACTTCTTGGTGGTGTTCGGTCATTATTGTTTTCCTCTTGGTTTTCCAGTTACGTTCCTCATACGTTCTTCTGTATTATCGAGTGCCTTTAGTACGTATACTAAATTTTCATATGGTGTATAGGTCTTATCTTCGATTTTCTTCACTTCGTCGATGATCTGCTTTAGTTGGTTTATTTCCATTTTTATGTCCCTATGACGTGATAGTTATGTAGTCTGTTCCGATTGTTGTATTAATATATTTTATACTCTTTATCAACAATCGGAACAAAACACCCCGATTTGGAGTAGTGAGTATGTAGCTGGTTCCGATTGTTGTATTAATATATTATAATACTCTATATCAACAATCGGAACCGGACTGATTTTTTAGGCGAAAACACCAGCCATTTTCATCATTTTTGCTTTCAAAACCCCAGCCTGTTTTACTTCCTGCTTCACTTGCTCGGTTAGTACATCCACCTTATCAATAGAGAATCCAGTAAGATTTGTGTACTTCACTTTGTATTCATAGTACGTTTCCATCTTTTTCATATCCAAAAATGCTTTATACATTCTATCGGTACAGCTTGAAGTTTTCTTTCTATGTGGTGTATCTAAAGTAATATAACGATTGATTACTTTAGTCTGACACTTTTCACGTACAACTAATTCACTACCCTGATATTCAAGCCATTTAGACCATAAGGTATTTTTACGCATTGCTTTGTGATCACCATTGAAAAGTTCCTTCTGTACTTTCTTCACGATCATTCCACAAAGAATATGTAGATCTACTTTCGTTAGTACATCATTTGGACACTCCTTAGCGATATAACCAAGTATCATATTACGAATACTCGAATGTTCTTCTACATAGTTATAATCTGCCCAAACTTTACTAATAAATGTCTTATCTTCAATGACACCATTTACTACAAGTTCAATCTGTGAATCTTTCAATCCAACTTTTTGTAGTTTTACAATACTTTCCCGTAATGCGTCGTACTCTTCATGTTTACCTGAGTACTCAAACTTCCCACTATCAAATGAACTAATAAGAGATGAGAGAATTTCTTCGCGTTCTTCACTTTCACTTAGTTTCAAACGTGCCATATCTTTTAGTATCTCATTTGCTAATACTTCATTACCATCTACATAGGTAGTTGAACGTCTAATAAAATCATACTCACCCATTCGCATATGCCATAGTACCGGATCATGTTCACACTGTTTTGCTCTATAGTTTGCGTATACTGCGTCAATACTTAGTTTATCAATAATGAATCCATCAAAATCTTTATTATATCTAACATGACTACCTTTTATATCTTGGTTGTATTGAGTACGGAAATGTTCACGAAAGTTATCATCATTGAATGCTCTATACGCCCCTGTAATCATCTCTACAAAGCGTTCAGCATCATCAAGATAACTTTGTACATCAAAATCTTTCATGCTCTTAGAATCGCGTACAGGCGTTATATAGTGTAATGTTTTAGTTTTGCTTACGTTACGGAAACGGTTAGTAAATTGTTCAATACCATCTGGATCTGTATGACCATAGATATAGATATCAACTTCATCTAACTTATCTTCAATGGATAGTCCTTCACGTATTGAGTCAGTACCAATAATCAATTCATAATCATCCATACGTTTAGCCTGAAAGAATGCTTGTACTTCTTCTGTTTCCTTTACTTCACTGGAAACTACTAACGCCTTATCACCATAGCTTTTAGCAATGCGTTTACATAGCTTGATATCATTCACGAGTGCTATGGCTTTACGCTTGCCCTTATTACGCGTTATAAGCGATTCTAAGACTGCCTTACCCTTAGATGCGTAATTGTATCTAAATACTTCCTTCGTCGCCTGGGATGGCTTACGTATGCGATAAACGCGATCTATCTGAACACTGTTTAGGTACTCTTTTTTAATAGTACCGGACATTAGAATTACAGACTTGAAATAGGGGAAGATTGCTACAAGATCACGGATCACACTGGCTTTATAACTATAGTCAGTATAGAACCCGTGACATTCATCAATAACAAGTGTTTCATTTTTGAAAGTACCTTTATCACTGGTAGCATGGAAACGAGCTACAAGGGCGTTCCATGTTTGAACGTTAGTACCATCAATTGAAGATACAATACTAACCAGTGGAGCACTAAAAGCTGTATTAGTTAGTTTTGAAAAGTAGTGGCTCTTACCCGTTCCAACATCGGCAATTATAAGATTTATTCCATCCTGTAAATCCATTTCATGTGCGATATCTGATATGTACTGTGATTGTGTGAGTGTAAACTCTTTATAAATATTCATGTAAATTCCTTTTAGATTTGGGGGAATTCCTTTCCCCCTTTTTGATTATAAAACTTGCTTTAGAACTGGCATAATATGCTCATACCTTACCCCTTTGAAAAGGCTTAGTACGGCGTATTTAGACCGTAGGCTGTTGAACCACGTCCGATTTACTTCCTGATTGTGATACTCACTCACAATTCCATTATGAGCTACTGCGAAAGAGCAGATCATCACCTCTTGAAAGTTTTCATCCTCTACCCATCTGATGTTATAAAAACCAACACCAGATTCTAATAGAATATTTTTTCCATTTATTACTTCATATAACATCGCGTTTTCCTTATACATGTTATGTTATGGTACATAGGCTGCTACTTCCAATAGCGGCCTTTTTTATTGCGAAAATGGTAAACATTTTTAGCTAAAATTGGGGCGTGTACCTTTACCGCCCCATAATCATCTGTTGCTGTAGGAAGTGGTTTATGACTTCACTATTATTCTTGAATTGACCTGATTCTATTTTTTCTTGTAACCATTTCTCCGCAATTGGTGAAATTCGCACATAAATTGTTTTGTCTTTGTTTTCTTTTTTAGCTGCCATTATTTTTCCTTATTGCGTTTTGTTGATTTATCCAAGTATAAAGATGCCCCAATGTCACAAGGGGCTTCTTAATTAAGGAGGAGATTATGAATTTCTATGTACTTATTTATCAGAATGAATTGAAAGCGATGCGAAATGAGGTTAAAAATGGATATTTCTATTTCTCATACCCATATTATAGAACATTTTTACGTTTTGTCCCAAAAATCTGCTTGATTTTTTACAACTTGCTGTTTTCTAATGTTATTTATCACTTCAGCCACCAAGCATAGTCCTAACCACACTAAAAAGCCTAAAAAGAGCCATTCAATTAAGCCAGTAACCATTACAAAGAATCCGATTAAGAATAGTAGTATTGTTTTCATGTTTTCCCCTTATCTAAACTACATACTTATTTAGTACAGACATGAAAAAAACCCCTCCAAATGGAAGGGTGTGTACCAAATTATTTGCGATAGGGGGTACTAAACTTGAACTTACTATAAGGGGATTGCCCCCAAGTGGATCATAGTACCAGTATTGATACCGCGTGTCAAATAAAAAAATACCCCATTTGCGACATAACGAAATGAGGTATCAATACTTTGGTAAGACCTGTTAGAGAATTTAGATTAAGTCATTACATACCCTATGTCAAACTTTCGATAGCTTTTTGTGTGGCTTTCGATACCACGCTTTGCCAATACTCCAGAGCTTCCATATCTGGATTGCCTTTTATGTTCCCTTCTAGATCTAAACTACTCACTGAACGTAGGGTAGTTGTGAGTTGATTAGTACCGCCCCTGCCAATACGCTGTACATCTACATCAATGATCACTAAGTGAGTAAGTAACTCTGTCCAGTACTTAATACTACAGAAGATCTTGTAGTTAGTTTTGGATACATCTTCCCGTACTATATCGATACGTTGTATTAACTTCTTCATACGGTTGTTTAATTCAATTCGGTACTCTACGTTCATATCTAACTTATCATCATCATAAGTTAGGGTAATGTCCTTTGGTGCGTCTACTGATTTAAGGCGTATGGTTAGTTCATCCTGTTCGCGGTTCATTACTTCCAGTTCATCAAGAATCGCAAACTTTTCATGCCTGCTTGCCTTTGTAAGACGTTCACGAAATGCCGCTATATCCCTTTCATTCTGAATCCACTGATCACGCAGTGTTAGTACGTTTGATTCTTCCTGACCATACACTTCACTAAAATCAAGTCCTACAATTGCGTTCAATAGGGGGCGTTCTAACGCATTATAAGCAATGCTACGAGCCGTACAGGTCTTATCGGTACGCTTACCTAAACAGACTGTAAAAAGTCCTCCGTGGCTGTTACGCTTCGTTATTATGGCCTGTCCACATAGGGGGCATCGACTCATACCCGCAAATAAATTAAGCATGTACTTTTGATGTGTATTCCCCTTAGATGGGGATAATTTCATTGCCTGTACACGTTCATATAATGCCTTATCGATAATAGAAGGGTAACGGGCATCATCTGCTACGCGTTTATCACTTAACGCTCTTAATACAGTAACAAGTGTCCACGGTTTACCATTATCTGTATCGCCATATGTGCGTACTATTTGTGCCGCACCAATACCATTTACATAATCGTTATACATACGCTGTATCGCCTTTGCCGTGTTATTAGTACGGTATTGTTTAATACCATCAACTTCTACTACATCGAACCATCTTGGACGTACCTTAGATACATTACCGTAGCGGTTCTGGTGTGACTTCTTCATCATTACTGACTTACGTTTAGATTCACCGTTAGCCCTGTTGATTTGCATCGTTAGTACAGTAATGCTTTCTGGTATGTAGCGGGAATATGTCATACCCGTTTCAATTTCCAGAATAGTAGTACCACGGTTAATTAAACCAGAAATGATCTCTACTGCTTGGAACGGATCAAGACGTGTTAAGCGGTCGATGTTCTCAACTATCAAAACAGAATCGGGTACTACTCCATCCATTACCATTTTACGGTATTGCCCTAACTTAGTTTTGGGGTTCCAGTTCTTCCCCTTGAAAGCGGATCGCCCTTCCGCAACCATCTGGGTAATGTTGTCCGTGTCTAGAACGTATGGGAGGCGGTGATCAAGTACCAGATATTGAATAAACTGGTTTATCGTGTTCACCTGCCTTTGTATCCCAAAACCATCAACCTGATTCAGTGTTGATACACGTGCGTAGCTCCATACGGGTACTTTCAT